TCAATGGAACCGTCGTAGACAGTTCGTTCTGTTTAGTGAACCAAGTGTCCCAAAACGCCAAAGCGACCTCCTCCGGTCAGGACACACACCGGATTCGGCCACCAGACATTAGATTACACTAGCTTCTAGGTGTCGTCAAACTTCGTTGCGGGTTTTGCACCTCCGGCAAACGATCACCGTACCAGGAGCCGCTTTCTCGGCAAGGAGTTTTCCGCATTTCTCACAACGGAGTTCCTTCGTCGTCACCATACGCCCACCCCAGGCGCACCAGTCCGTCCGTAGACCGCCAGAGCTAATGCCATGACACAATCGTCGTGCATCCCGTCCGGCGCGGAATATCGGACGCCTGTGCGAGTGTACTCATATGTAAATACGTCCAATTCTCCGACGATAACCCCTTGTGGATAGCGAACCTCCGTCGTCTGGATAGCCACCGCCAACCCCTCCATGAGTTTTTGCTTGCTGGCTGACGAGAAATTGTAGCCTTGAACATTAGACAACGCCCGTTGGAGGCGTTCGACAATGGGATCACCCACACCCGTCGAATCGACAACTGCGGGAGTCAATCCGATCTCGCTGGTGAGCCGCTGAACGGTTTCCTCCCACGGGTTCTGATACCTGTCAAATCGACACACCGCTCCGTCATCGTCCAGCCCGACAACCACCGTCCAATCAACCGACTTCGCCAGGTCGACCCCGTACACGACAGGCGGTTTCCCACTGATGTCACCGATGCAGTTTCGGATCGCCACTTGACCGAACGGATTGCCTCCGTCATCTGACGGTTCGGCAAAGTACAACTCCCTGAACACGCCCTCCGGCAGTTGTCTCTGAGCCTGGGCAACCTCGTCCTGGGCCACGATGCCAGCCTCAACTGCGTCAGCCGCTGTTAACTTGGAATAGTTCCATCCAGGTTCCCCGCCCTCGGCCCTACGAGCGAGTGCGTATGCCCAGTTGCGGCGACCCTTGACGTTGCCGATGATTCTGATTGGGCCTCTCGTGGCTGTCAGGGTGGTGCGAACCGCATACCACGCCTCCTGCCGCATGCGGGTGGCCTCGTCCATTACAGCTCCAAACACATCCTCGCCATAAAGGTTGTCCGGCTTTTCCGCCGAACGGAACGAGATGACTGCTCCGTTAACGAGGGTGATCGTTAGCTCGCTCTCATTGGAGGTGTAAAGATTCTGGGGCAACCCTCGTTTGAGCCTGCGGTATGCAATGCGGGCCTGCGGATAGACAGGGCTAATCCACCAGAACGATTGCCCACGCTTGCCCCGCATTGCCTGCTCGAGCAACCAAGAAATACAAGCCACCGTTTTCCCGCATTTGGTGGAGCCCTCGATTATACTGAAGCGTTCAGGACAGAATATCGCGGCTTCCTGTTTCGGATACAGGGATGGTCTCCGGTACTGAACCTTCGGAGCTTTCTTCGTTTGGGTTGATGTCACTTGCGGCCTCGATGCTGAATGTCACCTCGCCTTGCGTGAGGTTTATTGATCGGCTGTCAATTGTGATTAACGGCTCCTTCGGAATGACCCCGTTGATCTCCGAGATTCGGTGCATGATTTTCAGAACCATCGAGGTGGCCTCCGCGTCGCCGTTGAGAGCAGGCGACCACCACCGACTGAGCAGGGTCGTGTATCGCTCCATCTGGAGGCCGCGCACCTGATCGGCAACGCCGGAATACTTCTGGGCAAGGTCGTTCAGGACGCGTTTAATGTCCCGATGCACCAACGCCTTGTCGACCCCAAGAGCCTCCGCGATCTGTCGTTCGGTGGCCCCGCCTTTGTGGAGCTCAAGCATCTGGTATCTGCGAGTCTCGGCGGCGGCTCTGATCTGGGCTGTCGGGTTGAGTCCTTGCGGCATCAGCTGGTAACCGCGCTCAGGAACTCGGCTCGCGTTTCGGGCTTATCGCGGAACGGCCCTGTCAGGTAATTGGTCGTCAATGTGCTTCCTTGTTGCTGAACGCCCCGCGCCATCATGCACAGATGCTGGGCCTCGATGTGAACGGCAACGCCCTGAACGTAAGTCTCCAGAGCCTCACCGATCTGCTGGGTCAACGATTCCTGTATCTGGAGTCGCCTGGCATACGCATCCACCAGCCGCGAGAATTTGGATATGCCCAGAACCTTGCCTTCTGGGATATATCCAATGGCGATTTCCCCGAAGAACGGAAGCATGTGATGCTCGCAGGTCGAGTAGAACTTGATTCCCGTGGCAATAATCATCTCGTCAGTTGGCGGCACCTGCGGGTCGTCAAACCAGACAAGAACGTCAAGCGGATTGACGCGGTAGCCTCCGTACAGAGTCTCCCAGGATTTCACCACCCGTGACGGCGTTGCCAGCAAATCAGGGAGGGTCGCATCCTCGCCAATATACTCGATTATCCGGCGCACCGATTCCGATATGTCAATATCGGGCGGCTCCTCCCACGGGAAATGAACCCACGCATCCAAACCCTCGGCTTCCTTGTTGACCAGAGCCACCGTGGGGAGGCTGTAACGCTCCATTACAGACGCGGCGGTGGCTCCGCTGTCTATTATGTCGTCAAGGGCAACTGTCGCGCTCTCCGGCGATTCTACGACGTTTACGCCGAACCGCCTTGCGAGGCCAGCGCATACCGAACCGCCTCTGGGGATGCCCCAGACCATCTCGCCTTTGAGGGGCAGTTTTGACAATCTGAAATCAACTTCCTCCCACGTCAGGTTCATCATTCAACTCCTATCATTTTGTGTGTCTGTAAACTGATCCTCCATCCTCGGAGGGTATAGAGTTTTGCAATTGTTGACAGAATGTTGTCACGATCCCGGCCGCTGTTCCCCGTCTCGATGGGCTGGAGGTATCTGGTTTCGGCGTCGATCGAGACAAAGGCCTCTGGAGTGATGGCCGGGTTGGGATGGGGCCAAAGCACTTTCAGGCTATCACAACGCCTGACCACGATTTCCGGTTCCGATAGTTTGGGCGACATGGTGACATAATCCACCTGGGCGTTCAGAGGGCGAGTTCCGTTAGTCTCGATGGCAACCTTGAACCCTTCGCTCTGGATGCAATCAACCAGATTCTGGTCGACCTGCATGGCGGGTTCCCCGCCGGAAATAGTCACCCAATCAACCCGGCCCAGAGCCACCAAACTGTCCCGAATCTGTCCGGCGTCCAGCATGGTGTGCGAGAAGAAATCCGTGTCGCAGAACGGACACTGGGAATCGGCCCTTGTCTCCGGCCTCCCGTCCCACATATTGCAACCGGACAACCGGAGGAAGTGGCTGACCGATCCGGTCATGCCTCCCTCGCCCTGGATCGTGGGGCCGAATATCTTATGAACGCCGTATTGTCGCACTGGCTCTGTCCGTCTCATATAGCGTTATCCTCTCAAGCGTTACACCCGGCCACGCATGGCCCGACTTGGCAAAATCTTTCCATACATCCCAGAACCAGAGAGCCAGATTCTCGGCAGTCGGTTCACCGTCCACCTTGACCTCGCCATCCATGAACCGCTCATCCTCCGCGTTGATCCAGAAGCGGTGGTCGAAATACTTTTCGATCAACGGCTCGACCCAATCGTCCACGTCGGAGAAGTCCACCACCATGCCGTCATCTTGCACCGCGCCGGACACCTCGACCTCCATGCGGTAATTGTGGCCGTGAGGGCGATAACACTTGCCCTTGTGATGCAACAAAGCATGCCCCATCTCCCACCGATATTCCCGCGTAATGCTTGTCGTCGTCATGCCAGCACTGGCTCCCGTTGATAGATTGTCGGATCGGCGACCCCGCCATCCCTGAATGCCTCCCGTCTCTCATAGCAAGTCCCACAAGCCCCGCAATGCAACTCCTGGCCCTTGTAGCAACTCCACGTCTGGGAGTAATCAACATCGTGTTCGGAACCAATCGTGGCGATGTGGGACTTCTTCAGGTTGATGAACGGCGTCCAGAGCTGGAGGGTGGGATGCCCATGCCCCTCAACCGCGACGATCTGCATTGCATTAAACGCCTCAACGAACGCCGGACGGCAGTCAGGATAGACGGCATGGTCTCCGGCGTGCATCGCGGCTCCCACCCTGTCGGCCCCACGAGCTACCGCGATCCCGAACGCAATCGAGAGCATGATGGCATTACGGTTCGGGACAACCGTCAGCCTCATGTTCTCAGACTCGTAGTGGCCCTCCGGAACATCTATATCGTCGGAGGTCAGGGCCGAGCCACCTATGTGTGGCTGAATCGCGCTGATGTCGACAATATCGTGCCGGACGCCCAGGCCGTCGCATAGTCTCCTGGCGTAATCCAACTCCTTGCGATGCCTCTGACCGTAGTCGAATGAAACAGCCTCGATCTCATCCCCTTCGGGTTTCACCCCGATTGCCAGGTGTAGAAGTGTTGCGCTGTCCATCCCGCCGGATATAACGCAGAGTGTCTTAGACAATGTTCTGTCCCTCCCTTAGTCCTTGCATGCCGTAAGGCCCAGCCCCGAGTGGATGAGCTAAATAAACTTGGCTCGATCCGTGCCGCCTTGTTAGCCAGTCCTGGGCCTCAAGATAAGACCGAGCCGCCAGAGCGCAGAGTTTGCGGCGCAACTCCGACTTGACTCCAAACAGAGGGTCGTCAGTCGGTTCAGCAAACTCCCTCCAATCATACTCGTACCTCGCAAACTCCCGCCGGAGCGCAAAACACGACTTGCCGTCCTTGACCACAAATTTAACGAACCCACCCTTGACCTTAGAGAACATGACTCCCTGCCCAAACATATACCCTGATCCCCAGCTAGAAGAATCCACCGAGTTCCACGGGAACGAGGACATGATCTTCCAACCCGTTGTCCCGAACCCGTGATAGCCCTTGCCTGGAGTCAGCATCCTGAACGCCCTGATGATCCACGGGATCAAATGCTTTTGCCGCCGCGTATGCGGCACCATTCCTCCGAGGGCAATATAGTCATATTCTTCGAGGTAACGTTCAAGATATTCCCACGGGGAACCAACGTGGAACACGGGCATAGGACGCAGGCCCATGTCCTCAAGTCTCCGCTGGTTTGCCAGCGTCGCCTCTGGGTCGCCTATGACATCGAGGTTCGCATAGTGGTCGAACAGAGGCTCCCAGCGTTTGACCCACGTTGCGTACTTGTCCAGGCTGACAGGGGTTCCACCACTAGCGGCAGAGAACGCCCCAGAGTCCGCCATAAGCGAAGGTTGAGGCTGTCCAAATATTGTGTCCATCGCCCGCTTCTCGTAGAAGTAGTAGGACGTAAGAAACCCAAGCCGAGTGCCAGTCTCCTCGACAGCAACCTGGGCCGTCGCTACGTTTGATGCTGGCGACATATATATCCGCATATCCCTATTCCCCTCTACTGCCGCCGAGATGTTTTGTGGGAACGAATCAGCCAAGTAAATCCGCAAGTCTCTCGACCTCCGTATCCCCATCTCCCGACGCCATCCAATCATCGAACTTAACCTTGAGCGTGGGTGGCACTCTAAGGCTTATAACAGGCCATAGAGACTCGTCATCGAGGTCGCCGTAGGTATTAGCCAGATCGTCCAGAGAGGGCGTCTCTCCAGGCCATGCCAGCGGCTCGCTCTCTCCGTTCGCCAGAGCCTCCAGCATTGTGTTGACGGCAGGGTTATCTACCTCGACAGTTCTCAGGAGGGCAAGTAAATTGTCCGTATCGGCTCGAGCCATCGCCGCCAGCGGATCAAGAGTGGCAAGCAATAGGTCGGCCTCGGCCTCGTCTATGTCCAGCACCAGAACCGGAACCTCGGAGTCCGGCGTGGTCTCAGCTCTCAGGTGGCCGTCCACCAGCATTAGCCCATTTGCGGTCTCCCTGGCTATCAGGGCGTCCGCGTACCCAACCTCGGCTAACACGCCTCTCAGCGCGTCCTGCTGGGCCGGAGGATGGGTTCTCCAGTTCTTTGGGTTGGGCAAAAGTTCCGAGGCTTGAACGCGCCTGAGTTCCTTGATGCGATCTCTGATCTGCATGGCTGACTCCTTATGCGCTGATTGGCGTGACTGTTATCTCAACACGGTTCTCCGGCATTGTATGCACCTTCTGATGTGCCAGAGTATATCGGACAATATGGCTGGGGTCATCATCCACCAGTACCCCACAGTCCACCAGCCCGTCGATAGTGGGAGCACAGGCGCAGGCCAGCCCATCGAAATCAAACGGTTGCCGGGCGTAGTATTGGACGATGTGAACTGACGCTTGTTCGGGCGTTTTCCATGAACCGCCCATCTCGATTTGCCCGAGAACGAACCCGTCCAGCCTCGCTTGAGCGATGAGTTGTTGGGACTGCCTCCAGTTCGCTCTCCGAAGCCCGTTCTTGGAGAGCCGTCCGTCCGGCCTGATCGTAACTGTTATTGAATCCAATTACTGTCCTCCAGTGTCTTGGTCGGGAACCCCTCCCGTAGGGAGGGTTCCCCGACCAAAGTAAGACCTGATATATTCGGGTCTTGTAATTGAGTTATTTTGCAAGATGCTCATTGAATGAGCGCCTTGCGAAAGTTGATAGATTTTGTTCCTGTCGTTCCCGTTGCAACACTGCAAAAACTGCAGAAGTCTGTAGGGGCTTGGGTCGAAACCGGACAGATTTTCTTTCGCTTCTAGGACACAGGTTACGAAAGAAACGAATTAAGCCTCAATCGAACGTCATGCCCTCAAACAAGTTTTGCTGAACTCCCTCGCATTCGGGGAGCCTTTTTTTTAAGCGATACATCCAGCGACGGTTCCCCACGCGCTCTTTCTCGACATCAAAGCCGTGCTCTCGGAGTTCGCGCATCCTCCGGAGCCCCTCCATCGCCGGAACATTGCCCTTTCCAGCGGCGGCCATGATTTCTTCAGCCGAGTGGAATCTGCTGTCCAGCATCAGGGCCAGCACCCGTCTAGTGCCAGCCTTCAATTCGGGAATGTCTTCGGAGGTCAGAATCCCTTCTCCGCCAAGCCTTAATATATCTCTTTGTGTCATCCGGCCTGCTTTCTCAACGCGGCGATCTCCGCCCGTCTGACCACCCCGTAGGAGTTTTCAATCAACACATCCCCGTCTGGGAAATTCTTGACCACCTTGCACCAACGGTGGAAACACACCTTCAAGTCCCTGCACCGACAAGAATTATGATCGTCCAGGCGGGTGACCATCCTGACTTTATTTCCTATTAGCATATGCTTATATCTCCTTCTTCAAGCTACTTGCTGGCGTTTTTCTTCGTTCTCCCAAAGGAGCCGCCGAGGCCTGGGTAATTCTTGACCTCAAGTGACCGTCGCTCCTCCATCCATCCGTCCAAGTCCTCCTGAGCATACAAAATTCTCGCCTGCCGCTCTTTGGACATTTTATAGAACGGGAGTCCGTTTCGCCGGAGTTTTAGCAGGGCGAGATACTGAGATGATTTGGTTCCACCGATCCGCAAATACTCGGCGGTTTCGTCTGATGTTAGGAACTTGGGCATTTTAACAATTCTCCTTCTCGATTTGAGCGGCCCTGCATAGTAATGGGCCACTCGCTTGATTTACGCCTGTCTCCGGCCGTCCTGGTTCGCCCCAATCGGGCCGGAAACCCTAAAAATTGCCGAATCACCAGTTATCTGCCGATTCCGACCAAAGCCCGTCACTGAGGACAAACCGTCGATCCCGCTGAAGCGCGGACGCTAGATTCTTCTGGGTTACATTCATCAGGTCGGCCATGTCTCCAACGCTCAAAGCGCGAGCCATGTGTCCGTTGACGGACACCGTCTGGGATTCCCGAATCAGGATCAACGCCCGTTCGGGCAACGGCAGGCCCGCCACTAGAGCGGCGTTCTGACGGATGTCCAGTTCGTCGATTGAGCAACCCTCATCCCAGGTCAGACGGAATCCCAGAGGCTTGTGCAATGGGCCGAGGTTTGACTTACGGTGGTGGAGGGCGAAGTCGGAGTAATTCGACCCCTCCTCCTGTGCGCTCTGAAGCTCGAAAACCGATCTTGGCAGGTTGAGCCAATAGACGCTTCCGAAGGGTGACCCAGCCCTGCCTCCTCCGGCCCTGCGGCCTTCGTGGGTGACGTGGGCCAGGATCAGGCTTTGGAGCGGTGCGTCGGGATTGGACAGAGAACGGAGAGCTTCAAAAAACTTGAGAGTTGCGCTTGCGCTCTCCGGTTCCCCGCCACATGCTGGCCCTGCGCTATCAATGCAAATCGTCCCGATGCGAAGCTCGGCGATCTGTTGATTAAGAAATTCCACGTCGTCCCAGAGAGGCCCGCTCTGAAACCTGTAATAGACCATGCCTGTCCGTTCGATCATCGGGAAGTCTGGATCGGGCCACGGGCCAGGGTCAATTGACTGGGCCTCGAGGATTTCGTGGTTCCGGTGCCATGTCTGACGTTCGGAGGTTTCCCAGTCCAGTATCAGGCAATTGGACTGTGTGACGGGCAATCCCGCGAAAGGTCGACCCGTGTGAACGGCGGACATCATATTGAGTCCAATAATGGACTTACCGATCCCGCCAGGGCCGAACACAAGAGTCGGCATGCCCTCGTAAATAACGCCGGACAAAAGTTCCTGGGTGACACCTGGAGGGTCGATCCCACCGAGCGAGACAATAGGCGCACCCGCTCGGTGGGCCTCCTGAACGAGTATTGAGGCTTGGGTCAATCGTTGGTGCCAATCGTCCCGTTCGGACAGTTCCGAGAGCTCGCGGATAATCGAACGCCAGGTTTTGGTAATGGAACTCCTGACAGGCCCAAGCAGATGTGGAATCAACTCCTGTTCGTCCGTAATGACGATCTCGGCGTCGATGTGGTAGTCACGATGAGCGTAGAGCCGCTTGAATTCGATCAGCACTCCTTCGTCCCACCTGACGATAAAATGGTTTCCTATAATTTCCAGATGAGGCACTGAAAGGGTCATAACGGAGTGCCTCCCCGACGAGGTGACGGCTTTTTGGAAGTTGTTGACGGGCGCGACCTGAACTGGGACTGTCGGCGATCCCGTTCCTCCACTAAAAAGTCCGTTAACGCAAAAAGAGCCTCCGCAAGACTGCCGCCAATAGCGGAGTCCAACGGGGGCTCTATTGTGCGCCCTCGCTTTGAAAATTCTCGGCGGCACCACGCAGAACGTGGCGCCACGTCGAAATCATGCTCATCGCAAAAGTCTGCGGCACAAGTCACCAGGGAAACTCGTCCGCGTGAAGTTCCTTGTAAAGAATCTCCGCGAGTCCCTGCGCGGTGTTCCCCTTCTCAGCGACGTAACTTGCGGAGTCTGGGAACCCCGCCTCATTGATAACCTTGATGACCGCCGCTGGCGTCCACTCCTGTTCCTTGGCCCACTCTCTCAGGGCATCAAGGTTCCTGATTTGCGGAAGCAATAAAACGTCCTGCGGCGGCATCGCTTCCGGCTCCACAACCAACGGATGATCCGCGTCGGACATCATCTGGCTGACACTTGTCAGGGTCGCTCCGGCGTCCTGGGCCATCCCCACCAGCCCTCCGGCGAGTCGGGCGTCCAGCCGAGTGTTAAGCCAATCAGCGATCACCCCAGCCGCTTCCAGCGCACCCGCCACTGTGAACACGTTCTCGCCATCGTTGCCGATCTTGCCGAGTTCAATCGCCAGCCGGACGGCCTCGCGGTCATTGACGTTCTGCTCTCGGATTCTGACCGCCCGATCCTTGTCCACAAACGTAGCTGGGACGATCGAGGTTGCCGTGGGAGGGGCGGTACGGGGAGACGGGACGATTGGTACGCCTTTGGGACTATCTTCTCCAGGCTCGGCATCCCATCCCTCGAAATTCCAATCTATCTCCCACGGGTTCTCCGTGCCGTCAATTATGTTGTCGGCATACGTCCCGTTCTTGACGTAGTAATTGCTCCGCACTCTTGGGTTGAGCGTAGCCAAAACCACCATCCCCTCGCCAGGCGGGTCGCCCTGAGATTTGCGCCAGGTCATATAGCGGAACGTCTTGTTGCCGAGGGCGGGGATGTCCGCGTCAATATTCAGTTTCCAATCGTGCCGATCATCCTCGCTCACGCTGACGATGGTGGCCTCCGTTACCAGTTTTTCAATCGCTACCAATTAAATCTCCTTCGCGTTTCTTGGGTCTTCCAACCTGTCCGTAAATCCGTTCAAATGGGAACGGGATCAACCACACTTTGCCGCCAGGCATCTCCACCAACCTGCACTCTCCCATCTTGCCCGATGAGATCAGTTGCAGGACGCGTTGGCGGGTGATGCCCAGATGCGCCGAGGCCTCTGATACCGTTCCCCACCGTCCCGCAATTGGCATTTATGTCACCTCCTGTAAATTAGTTTATAGCCAACAAGGTAATTCCGTCTAGGTCGTACTCCGTTAATCTCGGTTCAAATCGAGGGTTCAATTCTGGGATACAGGAGTTTGAGCCGTGCAACTAATTCCTTAGATTCCAGCACCACCTCGTCCTGGGTGAACCCTTCGGCGTCGACAGTGCAATCCCAGGTGTAAACGCCACGGGTGCTAACCGAGACGTTGATTCTGTATCTGACCTTCTTATTAACCTCTGTCATCAAACCATCTCTCCTGTGAACGGGTCTGTCAGGTCGCGCACGCCGAGGTCGTGATCGAGGTCGATGGTGTGCAAATCCATCGACGACGCGAGCAAGTATTTCTGGCCCTTCCCTGTGCCGAGTCCGACGCCATACGCATCGAAGTGATCCTGGCACATACTCGCCCACGGCCCCATCCCTGTCTGCCCGTCATATCGGGCGTCTGTCGGGCAGAAATCGCACTTCGGGTATTTATCCACTGTTACGCTTTCACTCACGGGTTTCCTCCTTCGGGTCGTTGATTGTGATTTGGTAAGTCCAACCGGACTTGTTGCGTTCCATTAGCCGGACGCCTCCCCACGGCGTCTCGACTGAGTTAAAAGTTGAGTGCCGTATGAGTAGGTCAATCGCGTGTTCAATGGTCACGCGATCCCCTTCGGCAATTTCTGCCGAAGGGCCATGAATCCGGCCCTTCGCGTTAATGCCCTGGAAACCGATGTGGGCAATTATCTCCATCATTGTTCTGCCTCCTGGCGTTAGGATTCCTTGATCACTTCATCAATCGCCTCAACATCGAGGCGTTTGTCCCATAGGCTCACGCCGTCTCCGGTGTGTGTGCATCCGAGCATCCCATCCCGCAAGTCCTGGCGAAGGCTTAGATAGGGCTGTGGGTAAGTCTTGTATGCTCGTGAAGCATTGTAAACTGGGAAGTCGTTCCCCAGCCACAGCACCACATTCCACGTCTCATAGTTTTTATATCCGTTGTAAGTGCCGTCCATTACATATTCTCCGGCGCATTAGAATCGCCGGAGAGGGGCGTTAGACCCCTCTCCGGCACTAAGGGGTGGATTACTCAGGGTCGCCGGATATGAACTCGGCCATGGCTTTACGGTGCGCAGCCATCTGACCCTCAATCTTCCTGATCTGCTTTTCTGCGTGATCAAGGTTAACGGCGGCGGCGATCACTCCGTCATACTGTCCGGCGATGTCGAGGGCGTGATCCCTTTGTTCCGTCATCACCTTGAGCAAGTCGGACAACGACAACGGGACGATGGATTCTAATTCCACCGCTTCGTCAGGAGCCATTATTTCCTTGATGACCGTCTGGACGTACTGATCCGGCTTTGGCTCCTCCTCCTTGGCGTCTGAGCGACGTTTGCGGGTGTAATTTGGGTCAATGACCCGCCTGCAACCCTTGCACGAACTCTGGTGGCTTTTGAGCATGGCCTCGGCTAGCTCAATGCCGCACCTCGCCTTGATGATCTCTCCGCCCGTTTCGGCCTTCGGCTCCTGGCAGAACCGCCAGCTGAATCCTATATCCCTCGACAACTTATCGAGGAAATGATTCTCCCCGTTCCGCACTTGGACGAGCGTGTCGAGCCGCCCCACACGGATGCACCGTTGCATCCGTTGCGAGAAGATTTGGCGGGCCTTGCCTGCCGCCTTGTTGCCCTCTGATTTTACGCGTACCCATTCCATGAGTATCTCCTTTCGATTCAGTCCGTTTACCCGTCGGGCGGGTCGAATTGCTCCGACCCGCCCAGCCGATAAACGGGCTATACAGGTTTGACGGTCAGCACCGCTTTGTCTCCGAGGGTGGAGACCTCCTCCTCCGACAGATAATCCCCAGCGCGAACCGCGTGGTTCATGCCGATGTAAATTTTCACATCGGGGCCGACGATTTGCGTAACCTGGTATCGCCTCGGATTCGGGTGTATCTTCAGGGTAACTTTGAATTTCGTGGTCACGATTGTTCCTCCCATTCTGCCTGCACCTCATCGAATACCTCGACGGGCAGGGCATGGCTGTTGATGTGGATTTCGTTGGCCCGCTCCAGCGCGTTGGCGATCCGGTTCAACTCAAATACGGTTCGTTGGGCTTCATCCCGCAGACCTTTGACCGCCTTCGCAATGTCGGTCTGACCCTGGAATCCGTCCAGCCTATTGTTGCTCATACTTTCACTCCTCTAATGTGAACCTTCGGTGCTTTGTACTGAGGGAACATGGGCAAGGTTGGCGGCCCTTTCCGACGGGGAGCCGCCCACCGTTCCGTCTTGACTGGACTCCCCGATCCGTTCTGCGCCGTCAACCGTGCAATCGTATATGCTGGGAGCAAGGCCGCTGGGGATTCGGTTCGCAGGGCCGCTCTCAGGATGTCTCCGGTTGAACAAAGCCAGAGGACTTTCCGAACGCTGTCATTCATGAAGACCAGCGGACGCTCACTGTCCCGTGCCACGAAAATCGAATCCGTGCGTCGGTCATCAGCCACCACTATGGCAAAGTCGCCGATGAGACTTGGCAGGGTAGCCCCGATGGTCGTGGAGTTGATCGGACTCGCGCCTTCTGTCTTGCTCTCAAGTAGAGCG